CTTTAGCAGCTTTAGCCTCTTTAGCAGCTTTAGCCTCTTTAGCAGCTTTAGCCTCTTTAGCAGCTTTAGCCTCTTTAGCAGCTTTAGCCTCTTTAGCAGCTTTAGCCTCTTTAGCAGCTTTCATTTTTTCAGCAAAATTTTCGTTAGACATAATAAATTTATTTTAGTTAAAAAAAGGGCGAGGATTTTTAGTCCTCACCCTTAGTCTAATTAGATAGTTTTTAAATATCCAATAGCGTTTGCGCGGTTGATACCCACACCGGCGATGCGGAATTTAGATTCTAACATATATTTGAAGCCTTTAATAAATACAGGCGCAAATTGTAGAGGTTGAGGAATAAACAAGCGCACGTTGTCATAAGTCGCTGAAAGCATGATCAAAAGATCAGTTCCTGTGTCTGAAGCTGCAACGCAACGATTAGATGCGTAGGCTTTTACACCAAGAGTTCTTTCAATAAAGCTCAAAACAGTATCTTGGCCTGCAGTCATAACTGGCGAAGTTCCAGTCATCAAAGTTGTTGCTAAGATTGCAAATTGTTTTGGAGGTAAAATAATTTTATTTGGTCTTAACTCTTCGGCTGCACCAGCTTGGCCAACCATTGTATCGTAAAGAAGCTTGATTGCGTTGTAAATTTCCAAACCACTTGAAACGGCAAAAGTTGCGCCTGCAGTCAAATAGTTTGCCGAAATAACAGAAGAATAGTTAGTCAAACCTTCAGTTACGGGAGTTGCCGAACCATCATTTTGTTTCAAGCTGATACCTTTAAATGAAATTTCATCCATCAAGATTTGATATGACCATTGGTGACCTTCAATGATAGCTGTGTCAATATTTTCATTCAAAAGCATTGAGCGTTTCAAATCGGTATCTGAATATTCAGTTGTTCCCTCATATTCGAAAATCAATTGTTCTTTAGCGGTTCTGTTTACAGTAATTACGCCAGCAGTATTTGCGGTTTCGTGCTTAGCTTGATGCTGACCAGCAAAAGATTGAACGCGTTGAATCAATGATTGCATCAATGCGCCAGAATTATCAACAGCCAAGATTTTCAAAATCGGCATGTTTGGATAAATCTGATTCAAAATTTGCGGTAGAATCTCTTGCAATTGTTGCGATAAATACATACCGCCAACAGCTACAGTGCTAGCGTCGTTCATGTGCTTGCTTTTGAAAGCTTCAGCAAAACTTGTTGCAATTTCGGCAGCAGAATTGCCGTCGTAAATTTTACCAGTTTTAAAATTATTGACCTTGATGGACTTGTTGCCAAGTCCGTCAATGATCGCTTTCATTAAAACTTCGTTGCCTTGAATGGCAGAAATAAGCTCTTGATTCATATTAGTTTAAATATTGTTTTATTGTTAATTCAACCATGCCATCAGCATTTGAAGGCTGTGACACTCTTGCAATTGAAGAAATATCAATATCAGTTGAAGCTGGAGAACCCGGAAGAGGGCGAACGGTATTAAAGTTAATCCCGCTGCTGGCTGTAGAAAGGTTTAAACTTACCACATCACCAATTGCCAAAGTCGCGCCAGTTGTAACTTTTACCCAAATTCTGCCAAAATTTAGAAGTGGCAAAAGTTTGTAAAGTCCGCCAGATTCTAAGCCTGCTTCTTGAGTTACGCCGTTATCGCCATAAGCAAGAACGCCCAAAATGTCAGCGGCAGTAATGCCAACCGCTGGCAGCTTTGCGCCATTTGTTCCTTCGACCATAAAAGAGCCGTATGGAACGATTGTGCCAGCAGTTAATTCTGTGCCGAAAGCATAAGAATCAATATTGTGAGGAACGTTAGCATTATAAGCACCCAAAAATGAAGGTGACATATAATCAACGCCTACTTGTAAAGGGCCGTTATTTAGAGACATATAATTTATTTTTCTAAAAAGTTAATATTATTCAACAAAGTTGCTAAAGATTGCTTTGAATCTTGAACAATTTTGTCTTTGTTCGGCGTCCAGCCAGCATTTGAGAAATTCTCTAGTGCCACCGAATAATGCGCATCAAGCGCAGCTTTGTCGTCGATCTTTTTGTTTAGCAATTTTTCAACAACTGCTTTTTTAATTTCTTCTGGCTCTTTACCAGCGCAATCTTTTACAGTTACAATGCCTTTTTCTACAGCATCAAAAACCGCTGCAAATTCAGAAACAAGCGATGCGCGAGCATCTTTAATTGCCACTTCTGTTGCCGTTTTTACAGCTGCATCAAAAACCGCTGCATCTTCTACTTTTTTAGCGTCAGCAATAGCGGCATCTTTATTTTTTTTGTCTTCTAAATCTTCTTCGTCCTCCTCGTTCCAATCTTCATCTTCTGTTTTTTTCTTTTTCTTTTTTTTCGTCATGGCGCCAAACGCGTCTTTGATGCCAGAGTGGATTGTCTCAATAAGAGATTTTTCCAGTTTTTCTAAATTTTCAACTGTCATTAGTTCAATTAAAGTTAAGTTATTATCAATGATCGAGCAAAGAGACCCTGCGCGACCATCGGGTAAAATGGCTATGTGGTTGAAGTCAACAAACTCCTGCTCATAGTCATAATTCTTGCCTTCCACCTTTTTAAAATTTCCAGTCCAACCACAAGAGAGTTGCCGGATACCTTTATGATAAAGCTCGGAAGCTGCATCGTTCATATCAATTTTACAATCAAGTGTCGTGTAACTTGCCACTTGAGACAAAAACGGTTCACTTGCCACACCTTCTTTAAATGAATTTTCATCGCTTAAATTCACAAAGTTTTCTGGGTGGTGAATTGTCAAAGGAAGCCTTCGCAATTCTAAAAATCTTTTGTAAGCCTTTTCGACTTCTCTTTTATCGCGATTCACCTTCACAATATCGCTAGGAGCGCGGGAAGTATCACCGACCTCGGAGGCTCGATAATAATAAATTCCATCCCGCATAATCTTCGCGGTCTTGGTGAGAGAATCAAAAATGACTTGGTCTTGAATTTGCATAAAAAACAGTCATTGATAAAATTACAAACACTAGGAAATAGCACCCCAAACATAAGGCAAGCTTTTTTTTAAATATTTTTTCTAAAATAAATTTGCAGCAATAAATATGGTTGGTTTTTTTCTTGGTTACTTTTGATAAATGCTCGATAAAAAGTTGTTAAATTATTGACAAATCGCTTTAGGCCTTGATTTTACTGTATTTAATACATTAAAAAAATATGTTAAAAAAAGATATTGACTTAATAGATTTTGCGATATATTCTATTCTCACGCTCTAAAAAGCGTTGGCGAAAAACAATAAAATAAAAATGAAAATTAAAAAATTTATAAATTCTTGCAAAGAAAATCCTTTAGAGGTATTTCTAGCGCTTTATTGGTTGCCTATATTAATTATGGCGGCAATTCTAACTTATATTGCTCTTTTTAAGCTTATATTATCGTTATTTAATCATTAAAATTTATGTCAAACAAAAATGAATCAGAAAAAATTGCGCAATTAACAATCGATTTAGAGGTTGCTAACGCTTTAAGAAATGTTTTTGAAACACAAGTCAGAGTAGAAAGAGATAAAATTTTCTTTTTACAAGGAAAACTTTTTGAAAAAGAACAGGAAATTAAAAAATTGCAATCAGATAATTCAAGGGAATTATCAAAAATTATTCTAGATTTAGCCCGTGGCGCAAGTTTAGAAAAAATTTCGCAAAAAATTAATTTTGATTTAAAAGCAAGTAATAGTAAAAGATTGCGCAAAAAACAAAAACCAGAATTAAAAAAATAATGACAGTAAAAAAAATTAAATTACAAGAATTGCAGCGTAAAATTCCAAAAATGTATATTAACGAAGCAATGGCAGAGTTTAACGTGAGTTATCGCACCATAAAAGAAATAGCGAGTAAGTTAGGTTTAAAATTTAAAAAATATAAACCAGCGGGGCGCAAAAAAATTCAATTAATATAAAAATATGACAAAAATAAAATTTACCCCCAAAACCGCAATGGATAATCTGGATTTTTTAGCAAAAGAAATTCAAAAAAGGAATCGCGAACTAATTAATTTTAAGCTGTCTAATAATGATAAAAATAAAATTGAAGTTTTGGAGCAAGAAATGGGAGAGCTTAGCGAGGTTTATCCGGTTGCATACTGTATTATTCACTCTTGTGTAATGAATCCTTTTATCAAAATTGTTGATGAGGATATTGAGCTTCTCATTAGGACTATTAACAAATTCAGAAATAATTTATGAAAGAAAAATTTATTTTACTAATTTTTAGCTTGGGTTTGATTTTTGGTTTTTTTGCTGGATATATTACGCGCAAAAACTCTGAAAAATCACAATACATTGAGCGTTATAAAAAAGATAACGATAAATTTTATAGAGCAATTGAGCGACAATTTGATATTTAAAATATTTAAAAAAAAATGAAAATACTAATAATTTTTGCACAACTTCTTTTTTTATTGTCAATAAACAACGCTAACGCGCACAACGTAGTTAATCAAATTAACAGTGATGCGGCAGCAAAAAAAAGAATTAAAGAATACGTCTCTAAAGTTTACAAATTAGACTGGAAAAAACATAAATATAATACAAATTTTAATTTCTGCGATATAAAAGAAGTGGCGTTAAATAGTCAATGGATGCTTGATTGTGTAGGCGAGGATATATTATGCGTTATCTCATACGGACATTTAGGAGATTACAAAATGCAATATTCTATTAATCATTGCATGATTTCAAAAAAATGGCTAGATATCGCTGAAAAAGAATATCAAGAAAGCCTTAAAATCAATCAAGGTGGCAATTGATTTATCAAATCTCAATATAAAAATCACAACGACAATTAATCGCATCGCCCGGCTCTTCTTTTCCACCATCACCATCAGGCAACCCAACGCCAAACTGATATTCTTTGCCATTATGCTTAGCATGCTGCGGCCTTTCTCGTCCGTCCATCATTGTCTGCCATTTTGGATTGCCAAAGCCCAATTCCATCGCCTGTTTTTTGTTTAATTGCGAATTTGTGTTTTTGGTTTCGTTTCTTGCAATTAGTTTTGCGCGCCGTTTTGTAATGCCAAATCTTTTTTCAATTTCTTTTGCGAGCTGTGAAGAGGGGCGACCTTGTTCGTAAGAATATTTTAACTCAATATTTAATTCTTCGACATATTGCGATTTGAGGTTTTTTATCAAAGTTGTATTGGTCTCAATGCGGCTTTTTATATAGTCTTGCTCGCCTTTAAATGATTGCTTGCCCTTAATTGAAATTCCGACGCTTTTCGCTTTGGCTTGCCACTGCATTTTATTTCGCTTGACTTGTGAATTTACAACCGTTGCGGCGATTTTATTAATATCTTTTGCTGTAATTTTCTTATCAACTTTTTCTTGAAATTTTGCCAGCGCAGCATTGAGTTGACCCAGTGCCGTCATGTAAGCATCGGTAACAACAATTTCTTTTTGAACAGATTTTTTGCTCACAACCGGCATCACGACTTGATTGAAAGAATCGTGAATATAATCGACAATTGACTTTAATTTGTCGTAATATTCAAGCTCCGCAAGCTTAGTTGTTCTAGGTGGCGTCAGTCTCATTTTCTAATTCATCAATGTCGTCATATTCTTTAACCGATAAATCAATTTTGTCATGCTCTTCTTGTGTAATTAAACCATTTTCAAGCGAATAGCGGCGCACCACATCTTCGGGAAAGCCTAGAGCTTGAAGCTGTTGTGCGTTTTCGATAACGACTTTGTCGTGCGTTGGTTTTTCAGTTTTTTCAATAACGGCTGGTGAATTAAAAGTGAGCTTCCATTTGCCTTTGATATTTAATTCTGAAATCACGGCGGCGGCCATACGATTTAAAGGAGGCAGCATTTTTTGTTGATAATCAAGCACAAAAGCAATCATGTTGTTTTCATCGCTTTTGCCAGTTGAGTTTTGACCATCCGGCGATTTTCCTAACAAAATTGTTGCAGGGATTCCTGTTGCAGCCGCCAGTCTTTCACCAGAGCGTCGATCAATTTCAGCAAGTCCGGCAAGTGTTTGTGTGATAACCTGCATTTCATCTTCGGAATCCATCACAGCGCTTCCAAAAATTCCAACTGATTCATCAAGCATCGATGTTCTTGCTAGGGCTTGATCTTGCCTTCCCGCCAAAACTTGTTGTTGTAAACCTTTGAGCTTGTAATGACGGATTGAGGAGCGATAAACAATATTCGCGGCAGCCGTCATTATTGTCTGATCGTTTACAAGCGCGGTCCAAATCGACTGATAAACACTCATTCCGTAATATTTGAACGATGGCGAAAGGCGGTGAATTGTTGGAACGCCAGTGAAAGGCGCGCAAAATGATTCGTCAACATTAATGCCAAGCATTGCAAAACTTACTATGCCGGGCGCGTAGGGATTTGCTGGCCTCGGTGAAACTGTAAAAAAAGGAAATTCAATATATTCAGGCTCAATCGTTTTATAATCACGAGCTTTCATCAATGGATTTTGAGTGCGGTCTTTTAGCAAAATCATCGAGCTTCCATAAATATCAGCCGAACTTTGCGCCGCCGCAGCTAATTCGCTGAATTTTAATTCATTCCACCGATCCCAAAATTTTTTTTCTTCGACTTGATTATTTGATTCAAGTTCTAATTTTAAACCATTGCGCATTGCGCGCGAAACTGGCAATTTTACGATATTTTTGCCGATCCAAGTATCCATGTAAACATTTTCGCAAACCTCTTGTGGCAGGCGATAGGTGCGTGTAAATGTTGAATTTTGTAAAATATCTTTTCTGCCTTGCAATGCTGCAGCACGGCCATAAAACGCTTGAAATCCACCAGTGCCACTTGCCGCATCATCAACCGTCAAATTATCTTTTACAGTTGTTAATTGTTGAATTTGTTTTGATTTTCTAGCCATTGTTTCCTAAAAGTTGATCCCACTGCGAAACCACGTCATCCATGAATAAAGCTATTTTTGCACCATCGATGACCGTATCGGTAAAATCATCGTTTTTAACATTGGGAAAGGCAAGAAATTCTTGCAAAAGTTCGCCATAATCTTCAATATCAGTGCAAAAAGTTAGGTTTGGCACAATCAAGTCAAGGCAAGGAATAATGTTGTTTGCGCGCATTACTTTGTCGGTTTCGCGCGGCAAAGTTTCTTTTAACATTTCTTCGCTTGGAACTGGCCAACCTTTTTGACGATAAAGCTGATTTAAAAAGATGCCATGCGATTTATCTTCAATCCAAATGTAACGAAAACCGTAAGATATTTTGCTTTTTATCCATTCATGCGCCCATTTTTCAATATCAACTGCGTTTATTTTTTTTCGCAAAACATCAATCAAATAAAGGTGCGGTCGCTGTCTATCTCCAATTTTTTCAAGCTTTACGCCCCAATATGAAAAGCAAGTATAATCGTTTGATTGCTTGTCTTTGTAGGCCAAATCGCCAGTAATAAATCGCCAATCAAATTCTTGCGGCATATTTTCTCGCGATAATTCTCGGATCGCATCAAGCTTAAATAAATTTCCGCCTTCAAGTGTTGGCTCTTGCTGGTATTGAGCCGCGAACATATATTCATTTTTTTGCAATTCTAAAATTCTTTCCGGCGAATATTGGCTCGGCAATTGGCAAATACCTTCGACAAGAAGCGGTTTTTTTAGCGTGAAAAAATTATAAATTTTCTGCAAAAATCCGCTCAAATCTTCCAAATGCAAGCGTTGTTGAATATTAATAATTGCAATTAAAGAATCGTTTAACCGCGATAAAAGAGTTTCCGAGAAATAAGTTTTAACTTTTTCGCGCATGGTGTTGCTTCGAATATCAGACGGCTTATTTCCATCATCAACAATCAGGCAGCCAGAGAAAAAATTTACGCCACGAATTCCAGCGCCAAATCCTGTAATTGCCGACCCAATGGAAGCAAAAAGAATCACGCCACCTTCTTTCGTCAAAATTTTGCGCGCCGAAAAAACATCTTTGCCAGTTTGTTTTTTTAAATAATTTTGCCAAAATTCATCAATTGCGCCCACCTCGAAATCTTCTTCGGTCGTGTTGGCGCGATACATAGCTTGAAAGGCTGCGTGCCTTAATATAATCGAAAGTTGGCGCGAAATTCCCATCAAAAGCTCTTGCGAATAAGAAGTATAAATAAAATTGCATCGCGGCTCTTCTGCCAAAGCATAAGCGATAAAATACATTGCAAGCGTGGTCTTTGCGCTGCGTGGTGGCTCGTTTACTGTGCCGCGCGAAATTTTTAAATCGTAAGTGTCTTGAAAAAATTGGAAAAGTTCTGCGTGCAAAGGCTCTTCGATGAATTGGCGGCCTTCGATTAGTTTAAACATGTAAAGAAACCACACCCGAAAGCCTTTCTTGTGAAGAATTTTGCCGAAATATGCGGGGTTTTTTATTTGCATTTAAATTATCAACAAAAAATTAATTTTGGTAATTTGCGGCTTGGTTTTCTCTCTATAAAACCGATCCTTCCCCCATGATAATACACCCAACATTTACAAAATTGAATTTTGTATTTAGTGATTTTCTTAAATTTTCTATAACTCTCTAAAGCTTCTTTTGGATCAGTAAATATTTTTTTATCAAAATCATAAGGCGTGCCACTATCGGAAAATGTAATCCATAAACCCTTTATCATAAATTTTCAATTTGTTTTACAATTTCCTCGTAAGCAATCGGCCTATAATCAATTTGCTCAACGGAGACGCAAAAATAAAAGGGGTCGATTGCTTTATCTAGTTCTTTTGTAATTGTAATATGTGCGCCGTCAATTTTTATAGTATCAGGCAATAAAACTCTGCGCGCGTGAGTATGTCCGTGAATATTCGCCACAAATCTTCCTTTACTATCAGGATGCACCGGAATATGACTGCAAATAATTTTATCCATCACATGATAAGCGCGAATATCCCGAAAATAAGACGTGTAATGGCGCAATTTATGAATATCGTGGTTTCCCTTAATCAAAACTTTATCGCCGTTTAACCGCTCTAAAATCTTCAATGCTTGATGCTTAATTGCCACATCTCCCAAGTGATAAACTTTGTCGCACGGTCGCACGACTTCGTTCCAATTTTTCACCAGCTCTTCATCCATTTCTGCCGCACTATACCAATGACGAAGTTTTGAACCATCTTCACGCAAAAATTCACAAACTCCTTGATGGCCAAAGTGAGTATCGGCGATAAAAAAAATGTTAGATGTCATAAATTTTCTTAATATTAAAAACCTGCAGCGGTAGAAGACCCACTCCACCCCGCGTTAAACAATGAAATTTGCATTACAGACTCATCGGCGCTATAAGAATAATCCTCAAGAAATTTTAAAGCTTTTCCTAAATCCTCCTTGGCCTCCTTGCCTTGCCCTATAGCTTTATCAATGTTAGAAATTTGAGCTGCAGCAATATTTTCAAAGAAATTATCCTTTTTGGCGGTCTTAAATCTTTTTAGCGAAATCGAGAATTTTTCTTTTTTGGATTCCTCACCTTTAATCACTTTCTCAACATCGGCAATTGTTTTTTCTAAGTGATCTTTTAAAACTCTGACAATGTTTGTGGTTTTCGGATCGCTAACCATCACGATATTCACATATAATTGCGCCAAAATCTGCATTGATTTTTGCTCTTGAGTTTGTGCGCCGCGCAAAATATTTTCGGGATTTTCGCCAGCATCATATTTGGCGCGGTGATCGTCATTCATAAGCACGCGATAGGCTTTGTTGATCGAGTCAAATTCTTCTGCCGTGCCGCCTTGGTCTGGGTGCGCTTTCATTGATTTTTTTCGGTAAGCTTTTTTAATTTTTTCTTTGGAGTCGGTTTTTTTGACGCCTAGAGTTTGATAGAGATTCGTCATTTGATTTTTTTTGAATAATAGCTTTTATTTTAACTCCATCAATGGACGAAAAGGCTTTGACTCATCGTGAACATTTATTCTTTTTACAAAAATTTGATAATTAACATTATTTTTATCAAGATTTATAATTTGAATGATAGCCTTACTATCATCATCCCAGTTGTGTTGGGAATTGATAAAATTAATTAATTTTTCCGCTTCATCAATTAATTGTTTTTCAAATTCTGCTTGCTGTTTATTTGACATAATTTTTGTTTTTCAATCTTGAATGGTTTTTTCTGTCATTTTACTTTCTCCGCAGTAATAGCTTTAACAGCCCACATAGCGCCTTCCTCAAAAGATTTTTCTGCAAAATCCGTCAATCTTTTTATTTCGGCGTTATGTTCAGAACCGCTTAATTTTCCAGCTAAATCAATAATATCAATTAATTCGGCAACCTTTTGTTTTATTGTATCAACGGTTGATTTTTCCGAAGGATTAAACGATGCGCGAACTCTTTTTTCGCCTAATGTTTGTTGTTTTTGTGTCATAAAATTTGGTTATTTAAGTTGTTATAAAGTTCGGGGTTTTCGTGAAGATTTCCAAATTCTTTCCATTCTTCTTCAATTTTTAAAAAATCATCCATTTTATAAATAAAAACATCTTCATATCCATTATAATAAATCTTTCGATAAACATTGTCTTCAAAATTAACAATTAAAACAAATCTCCCATTACCATAAGTCCGACCATCGAAAAGGCCATTGAAGCGGTTTAGAGGGTCTTTTTTGTCTTTAGTAAAAATTTTCGGTTGCCTCCTATCCTTCAAAAAATCTGGGCAAGTAATATTATATTCAAATTCAAGCAGCTCTTCTGGCAAAATTTGAATATAATCTCCAAAATATCCGAAATCCTTCCCAAGCTCCAAGAATCTCTCAAACTTCCCGTCTGCGTTGTATTCCGCTAGTTTTAGTTGCATAAATTTTCCTGTTTTTTAAATTTCATTTAGGCTGACCAGTTTCACACGCGACAACTTCTTCACTTTCCTTTTTCATAATAATCGGGCAAAAATTGGTGGTCGGAGCCGCTTTTGTAGTCAGCTCAATCACTTCATAAATTATCGGCATAATAGCTTCAAGGATTTTTTGGCCAAGCTCTTCTTTTTTATCTTTTTCAATATCAAGAGACGAACAAAAAGTAGAGACATCTTTCAAAAGATATTCAATTTTTTGCAATGAAGTGATTTTGATTTCATATTCTATAAGTTTTTCGGCAAGTTTTGGCATAAACTATTTCTTTTATTGGTTAATATTATCTTTTCCCGCCGTATTAAGATTCTTTACCGCTAACAACGGCCTCAATGTGTTTTTCGTATTCCTCTTTTTCTTCTTTGTCGATGTAAATGATTTTGGTGGTGTTTTCCGTCTTGTTTTCAGTCTCCGAGCGGTTACGCCACCCAAAATTATTTTGAAGCACGAAATCGGCCTTATTCTTGCCTTTAAAGCACATATCAACCGCATATTCTTCACACATTTGCTTCGCGTGCTTAATCGAGTCAGAAAACTCCGGCCTTTCTTGATACTTACATAAAGTCTCGCGAGTCAAGCCTAAGTAGGCGCAAAGCCCCGATATATGCACAGGTTCAGGGTCCGGCACTTCAACTTTAGTGCCGTTTTTGAGATAGATTATTTTTTTATTGTGACATTTTATCTCAAAATATTCATCGATTAAAGGTTGCATTTCTTCAATAGAATTATAAGAACGAGGTCGTCCACCTTTGTTTTTTTCTTTTGCCTTTTCCTCTTGAAGAATTAATTTTTGGTCCATATATATTTTTTAATTTTTAATCAAATTTATCTTTCCGATGAAAGCAAAATGTATTATTTGCTCCGCGTCCTATGATAGCTATGACGGCGATTTACTCAAGTGCTTTCCTTGCAATCAAGCAGAAAGTAAAAAAATGATTAATCATATCAACCGCGCCAAAATTCCACAAACTAACTGCACCAAACACATCACTATTGAACAAAAAAAACAGATTGCCGCCTTTATAATTGAAACGCATGGCGTCCTGTATGAAGCCTACAAAGACGCCCCACCATTCATTTTTGATAAACTAGGAATTACAATTGATTTTATCGGAATCAGGTCCATTGTTAATTCTTCATATTTTCGTGAAATGGCTTTTGCAGATTGCGAATAACTTAATCGACAAACAACCAGTCTAGCGCTTCAAATACCTCATCAGATATTTCTGTATTATCTCCAAATGCTGGATTTTGAGAAAGCGAAATTGGTGTGCAATAAATCTCAACTTCTTGATTGTGTAGCTCTTTGATTTCTTCGGAAAATTTTTTTAAATTTTCTTCGCTTAATTTGTAATTTCCGTTTTCTTCTTTTAATGGTTTACCTTCCTCGTCTCTGTCGCATAATTGTTCTAATTTTTCGGAAATAGCTTTATTAACCTCTATTATTTCTTGGTCGATATTTCTGCCAGTTTTGTTTAGGTTGTATCTGATTTTTGCAGGCAAATCTTTCGTTTTTTTGAGAGATATAAATTGCGGAACCGAGGTAAGAATTTTAGATATTTTTAATTTCATTTTTAAAATTTTTTTGATTTATATTTAATCACAACTTGTGATTTAACTACGTTAGATTGTTTTTTATATTAATCAAGTCAAAAAATAATTTTATTTTTTTGGATTGATCAAGGTTAAATATTTTGCGACATTTTCGGGTATCGGTTTCGTTCCATTTTCGAAAGAAAAAGTTTCTTCTGTTGTTCGTCCTATTTTTTTTGCCAACTCAAAACCTTTTAGCTTTAGCGCTTGCCTAATTTCTTTAAATTCTTCTTTGGTCATGGCTAAATTTTTTGATTTAGAATATCTTGTTGGCGCTTTGCTAATTTGTAAAGATTCTCACAATCAAGCATTGTGTAAGAATTAATTGGTTTAGACCCTAATTTTTTTAAGTCTAACTCGCAATTTCTTATTTTTTTACGATACTCAATCCATCGCCAAAATAAAGATTTGGATTCTTGCATTTTTTTTAATCTTATTTTTGAAACTAATTTTTTTATCATAAAATTGATTTTAAGTTATGGCTTGAGGCCTTTTGTATATTTTTCGCACCATTTTGGAAACGCTTTTGGAACGCTATTTGGCGCAGGGCGCCCACTATTGATACCGTCAACATAAACTTTTGCAAGATGTTCAACATCCCAGCCGGGCGCAAGACGTTGAACATCTTGAATATCTAAGCCGCTCAATTGCCCTGTGACATCAATAACTTTCCATTTTTTCCCACCCCCAAAAACCAAATCACCTATTTTTTTAACTCCGTTTTCTCTATTAGGAGTAGGAGTTTTATTATAGGAGTTATTGGTTATTAGGTGTTGGGTATTAGGTAGCATTGCCGCGGCATTGCCTTGGCAATCCGTTACGCTATGCGAATGGATTGCGCCGCGCATAGCTACATCGTTTATTTTCCAGCGTTTCAGCGCACTATTTTTATTCGTATTAGAAATTTTTTTATATCGTTCGCGTTCTTTTTCCGTGCGAGAATTTTTCAAAAAATTTTCAGATTTATAAAATTTTGCGTCAATTATTTTGCGACATTTTCTGATTTCAGAGATTTTACATCTAGCAATTCTAGCTAATTTTTCATCATCATCAGGTAAATCTTTTGTATAAGAAGCTAAAAATAAACGAGTATAAATCCCAAACTCAAGCGAACTAAGGTCGCTTGTGCCATTGTCAAAGTCTTCAAGATTTAATTGAACGGTGTGAATTTTCATTTTTTAATTTCCTCCAAAATATCACAAAAAAAGCACTCTGTTTTTCCGCCAAAATCAATTTCTGGATTATATTTTTTGGATGAAAATTTTTGATGCAATGCCCTTTCTTCTTTTTTTACTGAATCAAGATCAGAAAATTCTTTTACCTCTATTTCACTTACTTTGTAGCCTAATTTTTTAAAATCAGAAAATCGCCTTTTTAGTCTAGAGGTAATGCCAATTTTTATAAATTTTTCTTTTTTATTTTCCAAAAAAATTACATAAAGAAAATTACGATTTACATCAAGCATTTTTTGATAATCTTCACCTTTCCAAAAACCTAATTCCAAGATAAAAAACCTTCCCAATACATAATCGGCCGCTTCTTTTTCATCATCAGTAAATGCCATTGCGATATGATAGCGCCTACGGTCTTCTATAGGCTGCCCAGTGCGATAAATATAGCACAAAAATAACATATAAGCACCGTGTTGCGATTGACTAAGTCCAGCAGTTTTAACACTGTAATCGCCCCAAGAGAAAGGATAGTAAGGAAGCATTCTATTTACCCTCCCACTTTTCTAAAGCCGCAATATATTTATTTTCAGCTTTATATAAAGCGTTTTCTATTGCATCAATTGTTTTAATTCGGGGATTTTTAACATGTCTTCTAGCGATAATTTTTGTTAATTGTTGAGGCAAAATTCCAGCATCCTTAGCAATATCTTTGAGATTAACTTTTATTTTTTTTGCACGAGGCTTCCATGAAGAAATCAACCTAGTAAATAACAGGTATTCACTTGTTTTTACTGACTTTGCAGACATAAATTTCTATTTAAAATTATTATTTCTAAAAAATTTTAAAAACAAAAAAATATCTTTGCAAGAATATGTGTAGTGGGTAATTTTAAAGTGTAGCAAAAAAATACACTGATTTTAAATAAAGAATCTTTTTATTCCCTAAAAAAATAATTATTGACAATAAAATTATTTAACTTAGAGTAGTTAAATCGCAAGCTTAGATTACAAAAAATTAATATGAAAAAATTAAAAAATCCAATCGTTTTTAAAAAAAAGAAAATCAAAATTAAAGGCAAAAAAATAGGAGTTATACAATTAGTAAAATATTTAGACAGTTTTTTTTCTACACCACATATTGAATTTAAAATAAATGGGGCTTTTGCACGAAAAGGCATAATGAATCAAGAGCTTGCAATCTATCTTGATAATTTCTGGTTAAAACCCAAATTAATTGCAACAACTCATAGTTATCAAAGTTTAGCAGCTGAAAAATTATTGTTAAAAAATGGATTTAGACATGTCTGCAATCACGGAAAAAATCTAAAAGTTTTTGCGTTAAATGTAAGTGATATAAAAGTAAAAAAAGAAATACAAATTTTAAAAAAATAATTATTAATTTTAATAAAAAAGGAGAAAAATATGTTAAATAATCAAATTGAAATTATCAATAATCGCGAAGTTGAATTGCTTGAAAAAAATCGCAAAGTGAATTTGCAAAAACTTTTTACGCCGGAAGGCATGGATTTAATCATTGCGGAAATCGAAAAAGAGGTTGTTGATTTTTCGGCCGACATTACAACTAAAGAAGGTCGCTTAGCAATAAAATCAATGGCCGCAAAAATTGCTAAATGCAAGACTCCAATTAAAAATTTATCGATGGAGTTGAAAGAAGAGTCACGAAAATTAATAGAAGGAGTAAATGCGCAATGGAATCGCTATGAAGCAGCTATGGACTCTTTGCGCGATAAAATCCGCAAGCCTGTTGATGATATAGAGGAGCGCGAAGCAAAATTATTAGCAGAAAGAAGGGAGAGAATTGAAAGAATTAGAAATCACTCAATACTTTATAACTCAACGCTTTACGATATTGAAGTGGCTATTAGTAATATAAAACAAATTCTTGATTTTGATAATTGGGGTGAATTTCAATTTGCTGCGGAAGAGGCTTCGAAAGAAGCTATAATGCAACTCGAAACTCTTTACACACAAAAACAAGAGCAAATTAAAAAAGATGCAGAACTTGAGCAGCTGCGTAAAGAAGCCGCCGAACGCGCGCAAAAAGACCGTGAAGAGCAAATTGCACGCGAAGCAGCCGAAAAAGCAAAGCGCGAAGCAGAAGCAGAAATTGAGCGCCAAAAACAAGAAGAAATAAAGAAGAGATTGCAACTAGAAGATGATGCAAAACGAGCTGAAGCCGCTAAGTTAGCCGCTGAACAACGCGCGAAAGAAGCTGAAAGACTAGCGGTAGAACAAGCGAAGCAAGCAGAAGAAAGACGAGTTGCGGCAGAAAAAAAAGCTAAAGAAGATGCGGAAAAAGCAGCGCAAGAAGCGGTTGAAAGAGAGCGCGAAAAAGTTGCTATGCAAAAAAGACTTGATGAAATAGCGAGCGAAAAAGCCGCCGCAAACAAGAAACATCGCGCTAGAGTTGAAAGAGAAGCTGCCGAAGCAATTGTAAAAATATTAAATGAAACCGAAGAAGATGAAGATAATTTTGAGGTAATCGAGAAAAAAATTGTTTCAGCTATTGTTCGTGGCGAAATTCCGCATGTTCAAATTAATTATTAAATTTATTTGACATTTAACTTAAAGTAGTTAAATTACAACTTGTAATTAACTTAAAAAATGGGAAAATTATGACAAAAGAAAAAATAAAAATCTTTGAAGATACGCTAACAGCGGAGCTTGAAGCTTTAAAGAATAATCCTGAAAAAAGCATTAATGCAGAAATAGAGAGTCTTAAAAAGGAAAGAGAAAAAAATTTTTATGTAGATATTGCAAAACCTAATTCCGACGAATCAGTTGAAGATTTAGCTTTGCCGAAAGAAGGAATTTATTTTAACATGCCTTCAGCGGATTATTTCGCGCTGCCTTATTTTTCACGAAGCCTTGCGCAAAAAGTTCATTTTAGCGGCAAAGAAGCGGAATTTTCTATAAAAAATCCAGTAGAAGAAACCGAGGCAATGGAATTGGGAACGGCAATTCATTCGATGTTTTTAGAGCCAGAAGATTTTGCAAAAACTTATGTGAAAGCACCATCAATTTTCGATCCCGAATATCAAGAAAAAATTGTTGATGGCAAAAAAATTCCAGCAAAAAAAATTATCCAAACTGTCGAAGATTTAAAGCCTTATCTTGAAATGTTTGGTTTAAAAAAATCTGGCAAAAAAGAAGATTTGATTGACAGTGTGCGCGGCTATCTCGACCCTAATAAAGTCGTGATTTGGGATGACATCAAACAAAATTTTGAGCGCGAAGTTTTTATGTCTGGCAAAAAAATCTTGAGCGATAAAGATTTTACAAATTTAGCTAATATTCGCGAGGAATTGGCGAAATGCGAACAATTGCCGGAAACTATAAAAAACGGTCGCGCCGAAGTTGTGGTGATTTGGAAAGATCGCGAAACAGGCCTAATGTGCAAATGTCGCCTTGATTATGTGCAGCCGCTGGCTTGCACCGATGTCAAGAGTTATTCGATTAAAGATTTTAACACCCCACTTTTGGATCAATTGCGCAAAAAAACGATTTTTAGCTTTTACAATTTTCAATACGCGATTTACAAAGAAGCTCTTGAAACCGCAATCACTGCAATTAATTTGGGAGATGCGAAAGTTTATGGTGAAGAAGACAAAGAGTGGTTGGCCGAATTTCTTAAAAATCCAGTCAAGCAATTTTTTATTTTATATGTTCGAACCGCCGCACCTTATCAAATGCAAGCTTTGGAATTAAAGCCCGCAGAAATTGAAGGAGCTGGCGAAAATGCTTATTTTTCAGTTGCACAAAATATTTGGCGCAGCGCAATTAGAAAATATGCTCATTTCTTAAAAACCGGCAAATGGCTTGGCGAAAAAGAAATAGAAATTTTGCGCGATGAACATGTGCCAAATGTTTTATGGCAACAACCAAATTTAGAATAAAAATTTAAAAAGGAGGAAAAATTTATGATTTTAATTGCAGAAATGAAAAGCGGCGGAGTTTTTGAAGCTGAATCGAAAAAAAAACTTACCGAAAAAATAATTGAATATTTTGCTGAAAATAACGAAGAATCTACTCAAATTAAAGCAATTTATTGCATTTTTAAAGATGATAGCACCGATGAATTTTGCAGTGATGTAGTTTTGCGCATTCAAAATATTGTTGATAAAGGCGTGGTAGAGGCTAAGAATCTTTTACGCAGAGTGTCGTGTCAAAAAGAGATCGAGCGCGAAGTTAGTGCAAATTTCTTATAAATCTTAATCTTAAAAAAAACAAAAACTATGCAAACAAAAACTATCAGAAAAATTTTAAAAGAAAAAATAGATACTTGGTTAGCTTCGATTGATGACGAAAAAGTAAAAGAGCTAATTCGAGAAAATGCTATTGTTACTGGAGGATCAATTGTTTCAATGCTTCTTCAAGAAAAAGTTAATGATTACGATATTTATTTCAAAAGCAAAGAAGCAACAAAGGCGGTTGCAGAATATTATGTTAAAAAAGTCAAGCCGTCCGGCGAAGAAAAAAATCACGGTTCGCGCGTACTTGATGGGGCGATTGATAGAATTGAAAATGAGTATGAAAATGTCAGTGGCGATCAAACGCAGGTGACTATTGCGCTAAAAAATCTTGATGAAAAACGAATCAAAATCTTTATTCCAAACAAAGGTTTTTACAAGGCTGATGCCAAAGAAACTGACGCCGCGGGAAAATTCGAGGTGGCCTTCATTAGTTCAAATGCCATCACTTTGACCGACGAAATTCAAATTGTTGTTAGATTCCACGGCACACCAGAGGAAATTCACAGCAATTATGATTTTATTCACGCAACAAATTATTTTGATTACAAAGAAAATAAACTCTTCACAAACAAAGAGGCGCTTGAATCAATTATAACTAAGCAATTGAAATATAGCGGCAGTCTTTATCCAGTCACCTCGGTCATTCGAGCAAAAAAATTTATCAAGCGCGGCTGGAATATCAGCGCCAGCGAATATTTAAAAATGTGCTTCCAAATTTCTTTATTGGATTTAAGCAACGCCGAAACATTAGAAGAGCAGCTTATGGGTGTTGATGTTGCGCATTTCAACATAATCATCGAAGCTTTAAAAAGAATGAAGGAAAAAGACCCTAATTTCTCACCGACCTTTGAATGGCTAGCAGACATGATTGAAAAAATATTTAATGGAGTCGATGACCATGACTTATAGTGAGAAATTAGAAATCACAAACAAAGTTGAAATTTACGCCGACGGCGCTTGCTTTCAAGATGCGGGGGGCGGCGTCGGTGGTTGGGGTGCGTTAATTATTGAATATGAAAAATCGGGTTCTGTTATTCTTGGAATAGAGCGGCAAATTTATGGTGGCGATTCATGCACAACCAACAATAAAATGGAAATGACAGCTTGCATTAAGGCTTTGCAGGCATTAAAGCAGGCTTCGATTGTCAATCTTTACACCGATAGCAAATATTTGGTGAATGGAATTACGATGTGGATTCGTGGCTGGAAAAAAAGCGGGTGGGTGACGAAAGAAGGTGAGCCAGTGAAAAATCGCGAGCTTTGGGAAGCGCTCGACGATCTTTGCAAAACGCATCGTATCAATTGGCAATGGGTTCGCGGCCATTCTGGCAATCGTGGAAATGAAATTGCTGACGCTTTGGCAGGGCGCGGCAAAGAAGAAGAAAAATTAAAAATTCGTCAATCTTTATCAGTGAGGGCAAATGGCTAAAATAAAACACACGCAAAGAGGATTTGGCTATATCGAATTTAAGGAAAAATACGGCTTAAAATGCTCACTTCAAAAAAGCTCTGCTGCGTCAGAAGATTGCATTTGGTTAGGCATTGACGAAGTTTCTATAATTGGATTCAACGGCACTCAAAGCCCCACGATAAAGATAGGCAATGAAGAAATAAAGAAAGCTTTCAATGTGTCAGATATTACAAATTCGCGGATGCACTTAACTAAAAAGCAGGTCGCCAAATTACTTCCCTTTCTTCAAAAATTTGTCAAAACGGGGGAAATTCAATAATGAAAATCTATTGCTGCGGCTGCCAAAAAGACATTGAAGCTCGCCTAACTTCTGGCGCCGAAATTTATCGCAATCGCGATGATCTCGCCGACCTTCCAATTTGGAAATGTGACACTTGCAAAAATTATGTTGGTTGCCACCATAAAACCAAAAACCCGACAAGGCCGCTTGGCTGCATACCAACGCCAAAAATTAAAGAGGCGCGTCAACATCTTCACAAATTGATTGATCCACTTTGGAAAAATCACGCCGAGCCTTTTCGCGCGCGAGGCTGGATTTATCGCTGGCTTGCGGCTAAAATTGGAAAAGAGCAATATCACACGGCCGAAATTCGCAGCATTGAAGAGGCGCGCGAAATTTATGGCCATGCACAAACAATTAAATCAGCGGAGGATTGTAGAAATGAAAAATAAAGAAAAATTTTATATTGTCATAATTATTTTCTTGACATTGTTGGTGCTTTATTTCGCTTTTATTCACAAGCAAAAAATTGAGGTAAATTTTTCAAAACCAGTTTATCCGGTGGGGAATTTTTCGGCGCCAGAGCGTCAAAATATTTTTGATAGAAAATAATGAAAGTGCTTATTGCTTGTGAATTTTCGGGAACTGTCCGCGATGCTTTTAGGCGTAAAGGCCATGATGCTTGGAGCTGCGATATTTTGCCAACCGAAATTGAAGGCCAACATATTCAAGGCGATGTCTTGGAAATTTTAGATAAAGGTTGGGATATGATGATTGCGCACCCGCCATGCACTTACTTAGCAAATAGCGGAGTACAACACTTGTGGCAAGGAAGAAAAAAAGAAAATGGCAAAAATTTTGATAGATGGGAAAAAATGCACGAGGGAAGGGAATTTTTTTTGAAGCTCTTAAATTGCAATATTCCAAAAATTTGTGTTGAAAATCCAATTTCTCACTCTTATGCAAACTTGCCGCCGCGCACGCAAATCGTGCAACCATATTTTTTTGGCGAAGAGGCGCAGAAAAAGACTTGTTTGTGGCTCAAAAATTTGCCACCTTTGAAAGCGACAAATATCGTTGGAAAAGGTGAAATTTATTTTAGAAAAAATGGCAAATCAAATGGCTCAAAATGGTATAATTCAAGCCTTCCCGGCACTCCGCTTTGGAAAATGAGAAGTAAGACTTTTCAAGGAATCGCGGACGCAATGGCGGAGCAATGGAGCAAATTATGTTAAAACCACCAGAAGAATTGCGCAGAGGCTATAAAGACCCAAAACGCCTTGGCTATGTCGCCGAATACAAATGCGTTTGCTGCGAAATGCTTAACGCAACGCAAAAAACTAGGCTTAATATTCATCACTTAGCGGGAATTGGTGCGGGCATGAAAGCAAGTGATCTTTTGACTTTTCCGCTTTGTGAAATTCACCATAATTTACTTCACAAAAACATAGCTGAATTTGAGAATAATTTTAAAACACAAGCTCAATTTATCGGCATTATTAACGATAGAATTTTTAATGATAATGTTTTAACTGGCAAGCAATTAAAGGCTTGTGAACTGGTTAAAGATTGGGTTGAAAATAAACACTTGTAATTTAATTCTAAGTAGTTAAATTACAACTTAGAATTAACAAACTTTAATAATAAAAACAGGAATTTTTATGACATTTGAACTCGCAACAAGGCAAGCAACGCCTTTATTAATCGCCTACGTCGGAACTTCTGGCGCGGGCAAAACTTTATCAGCACTTTTAACTGCCGCAGGACTTGCGCCAGAAAACGGCAAAGTTGGTTTTATTGACACCGAATTAGGACGCGGCAGAATTTATGCCGATGACCCTGATGTTATTGCCGCAATGCCTGATGGAAAATATTTTGTTAAAGAAATCGCTGCGCCTTTCAGCCCTCAAAAATATGCGGCAGCAATCAATGAGGCGATCGAGTCAAAAGTTAATGTTTTGATTATTGACTCGGCAACGCATTGGTGGGAAGGTTCGGGAGGTTGCCAAGACATCGCGGAAAATAATAAATTAGGCGGAATGCCGAATTGGGCGAAAGCAAAAATGGAGCATAAAAAATTGATGAATATGGTGACGCAATGTCCGATGCATATTATCTTTTGCGTCCGCGCGCGTGAAAAATCAAAGCCCGTTGAAGTAATAGATCCAAAAACTAATAAGAAAAAAACCGAAATCGTAAATGAAGGTTTGCAAGCGATTCAAGAAAAGAATTTTATGTATGACATGACGGTTTCACTGATTTTTGATGAAGAAAATCCGGGCAAACCAAAAATGCTAAAATGCCCTAAGCCTTTGCGCGGTTTATTCACCGATCAAGCGCTTATCACAAAATCAATCGGGCAAAAATTAAAGGCGTGGGCTGATGGTGGCGAAAGCATTGACACGCAATTAAGAAACTTAAAACGCGAATTTAGAGACGCTGCCAGCCTTGGGGCTGAACCATTACAAGCAATGCACACGCGAATAAAAGAACAAGACGCTGACTTGCTAAAAAGGATTTGGACGGCTGATTTTGCCGAGGAAGTGAAGGCTTTAGCAAAAGAAGCTGATTTAATTGGGGCAGAAAAAAACGACGAAGAAGTTTCTGACGATTTGAACGAAGCGCAAAAAAAACTTTTTGAGGAGAAAAAATAATGACAAAAAATTATAGCGAACAAGATTTTGAGGACGACAAAAAGCGGCTTTACTGTCTATCTTTAAACGAAAATCAATTCGAGGAAGCAATAAAAGATCGCCCCGACTTAAAGCCATTTATTGACGAAATCAAAAAGGATTTTTTAAAAAAGAAATCTGAAAAAATTGGCAATATTGAGGCAGTTATTTCAGCAAATAAATTTCTTGATTTGCTTTCGTGCGTTGTTCATGCAGCTTCAGCCGATGAAACAAGAAGCAATATTTGCTCGATTCAACTCGAAGTCATTGCCAGCGAATATGCAATCAGAGCTGTTGCAACCGATGGTTCAATTTTATCGGTGGCGCAAAGAGAGTTAGGATTTTCAACAGAAATTCAAGGTGATTTTGAAGACATCGCCGCAAGAGAAAAAATTGTTGATGCGACTTGGCTTCTATCGGTTATTGATGCAGAGCTATTGATAATTTCATTGAAAAAATTGGGTGTAAAAAGAAAAGAGGAAGACGACGAAACTGGCGGCAGATATTATATCGCCATTCGCGAAACGCCGATCGAAAATATCACCGAAGATGGCGAGGTTTTGAGCAAAAAGAAATTGAGCATTTCAATTTTGGGCTTGTCGCATGTGGTCCTTGAACCCACTCTTGTCAATGCGCTTTATCCCGAATGGAAAAAATTACTTCCAAAAGAAGAAGCTAAAACCGATTATATCGCCTTTAATTTAGCAAAATTATCGCTTCTAAATAAATGCTGGGGCAATGAAAATATTTTTATGAGTTTTTTCTCTGAAAGCAAAATGACAAAAATCACGCGCAACTCGGATGATCAACAAAAAGAAAAAGATTTTATTATTTTAATGCCCTTGATAAAAAAAGAGGACGACAAAGAAAAAATCGACAAAAACCAAATGAACTTTTTTAATTAAATTATGGCAAAAGCAAATAAACTAGACAAAGAAATTGGAGAAAAAATCCGGGTCAACAGAGTTCTTAAAAAAAGAACTCGGCACTATATCGGCGCCAAAATCAAAAAATCTTATCAGCAAGTTCAAAATTATGAAACTGGCAAGCATAGAGTTGCGGCAAGCTGTCTTTATAGCATTGCGGGGGTGTTAAAAACCCCGATTGACAAATTTTTTCCCGAAAAATAATTATCAACTTTAATTAAATAAACTTATGAAAAACGAAACTAAAATCGGACAAACATTTAAACAAATTCCAGTTGCAAAACCAAAAACAATCAAGGTGAAGACTGGCAAGCAAGCGGAAAAGGAAGCTGCAAAGAAAATAAAAAATGGTAGAAAGAAATAATAATTAATTTTTAACTTATGAACATAAAAGACGAGATAAAAAAACTGGAAGAAAATCATAGCCAAAGAGTAGAAATAGTTGCCGACGGCGATTGTTTTGATACGGCTGACATTTGGGACGATTTTGAAAAAGCCCTTAAAATCATCAACAACTTAATGGAAGTAGTGGAAATGCAGAACAATTTTAATGAAAAAGCTATGAAAGCATATCTCCATGAAGATTGCGAATCTTTGGTAAATGCTCTTGTGGAGGCTAATTTCGCATTAAAAGAATTATTAGAAGGAGAATAACAATGTTTTATAGAAATTACTGGAAAATATTTGAATCGTGGGAATCGCCATTTTGGTTAAAACAACAAGAAGCCTATGAAAAAGCAAAAATAAGGAGTTAGCATGACAAACGAAAATAAGCCAACATCGAAAGCAATTTCGGTATCAAGCACTCAACTAGCAACGGAAAGCGGAATCATTTTAAACCAATTTATTATTTGTTGCGAAGATGGTTCAATTTGGCGCAGAATGGAAACAGCGCGAGGTGGAAGTATAGAACTATCCGGCTGGCAATGTATTTTGGAGGCAACAAAACCTCTAGCCCCAACTATCCCGATACCAGGAACTTGGTGGAAAAAAATTAATGGTAAACAAAAAGTTCAAGTGTCTGGGGTATATGTAGAAGGCCCGAAAATGGATATAGCAGTTAGTTATTCTGATGAGCAAGATTGTCATGATGAAGAACTCGAAACTTTTATGAAAATCTTTGAACCTTTGGAGGCCAACACAAATGCAAAATAAACTAAAAAATTTTAGAGGATATTCAGCCCTAATAATCATAACCACTGTGGCTTGCTGCTTTGCAATGGTTCGCGGCCTTCTTTTGGCGGTAGATATTGCTAGTAAAGTTATTATGGGATTTGTGGCAATTCCATTTGTGCTGATAGCTTTCTTGCTTGAGCCGAGCATGGCCAAAAATTCTGTAAAAGATTTGATCAAAATTGGATCATTAAAATAACAATTATATGCAAAATAAACTAAAAGGAAAAATATTCAACGCACAAAAAGTGCAAGCGATAAAGGCGGGGCAAAGTGATCGGAAAAGGAATAAACACGGAAAAATTCTTTTTACAGATGATGATAAAAAATTAATAATTGAACTGCATAAAGAAGGAAAAACTTTGAAAGAAATCAAGCCAATTTTTAATTGCAGCGTCCTTCCTATAAGAAATTGGCTAAAAGAAAATAATTTAAGAAATCCTGCAAAAGCTAGATTAGGAGTATTTTCTGGAAGCAATAATCCATCTTGGAAAGGAGGAAGACAAACGAGAAAAGATGGCTATATTTTTGTATGGATGGAAGAAGGAACGTTTTTGGAACATAAAGCGATAATGGAAAAACACATAGGAAGAAAGTTAAGAGCTAACGAAGCCGTTCATCACAAAAATAGAATAAGAAATGACAATAGATTAGAAAATTTGCAATTATTAACCCACGCAGAACATAAGGCTATTCATGCTTTAGAAGATAAGATAAGTTCTTTTCATTCGATAAATGAGCTTTGGTATAATGAAGATAGCTCAATGGTTGGAAAAAAACTTAGATCGGTTCGCCTAGACAATAAAATAACCGTTACTAAATTGGCTAAGGATATAGGAGTAAGTATTCAGTCAATTCACGCTTACGAAAGAGGAGCTAGATCACCATCGGTAAAAATAGCGCAGCAATTAAGCAAGCTTCTTAATAAACCTATTAAATATTTTTATACACATGACTAATACTAAAATGAAAGGAAAAATCTTTAAAAGTAATGAGATAATTAGTATTATTTTAAAGCAAAAAACGATGTTTCGGGAGGTGATAAAGCCACAGCCAAACAGCAACATAAATCCTGTAAAATTAGATTATCTCTACAGAACTTGGCAATGGGGAACAAAAGAAAGTCGTAGAGAATGCCCTTATCAAGTAGGACAAAAGATTTTTTGCAAAGAGAGTTTTGCTTATATCCAAGACCCCGAAGAATGTCGCAAAGAAGGCGAGCCATGCGAAATACATTATAAAGCTGATTATGACGCGGAAGGGCTTGATAAATACGATATTAAGGCGGTTGGAGTAGAATTTTTGCCAGCTTCAAGAATGCCTCAATGGGCCTCACGCCTAACCCTAGAAATAACAGATATTAGGGTGGAACGCTTGGCAGAAATTTCTCGCGGTGATTGTATGGCGGAAGGATGTCCATTTCCTAACATAGCCAAAGAGACTAATCCAAAGGAGTGGTTTGCTAAACTTTGGAACGCAACTCACAAAAAACTAGAAGAAAAGTTTGAAGCCTCGCCGTGGGTTTTTGTTTATTCGTTTAACTTAATTAAAAACTAACATGAAAAAACTACTAATAACACTAGCTCTACTAAGCTTTGCGAATAGTGCTTTGGCTAATGGAGCAAAACAAATAAATATTAAGCACTCTTTCCATAACTATAATGGTTTGACAGAGTATTGCGTAGAAGGCGTAGCATACTTAGCCAATTTATCTTCTGGCGCTGAATCTGCGCTAACACCAAAACTTCTTCCATCTGGCAAACCAGCAACCTGTAATTATTAGAACAATTATGACAAAGGGAAATAAACCAAAAAAGTTTTTGCCTTTAAAATTTGGCAGAAATAATGATGAAGCTTTTATACTATCAATTGAAGCACAAAAAAAGCTCTTAAGATATAGGCAAAAAAGCCCAAAAAGCTTGACAAACGGAGGAAGTTTATTCGCCGAAATCGCGCCAAATAAGGTTATAATAAAAAAAGTGTCAATTGGGCCATATTTGTTGGGAAGCCGAGACTCTGTAAGTTTTAGGCATGATAGAAAAAAACTACAAAAATTGATAGAGAGAAATTTTGCTAAAAATCTACATTATGTTGGGGATTGGTTTTCTCAGCCTCGCAAAAAAGCTTTTTTAACATCTACTAATCAGAGGGCTATGGAAGATCAATATGAAAAATCAGCTCATGAACTTAATGCGATGATTCTCATAACCATAGGAAATAAAGAATTAGAACATTGTTGTGCCACAATTCATAACTTAGAATTTACTAGAGTTTTAAATATTTTGGAGGGCAAAAGCAATTCAAACAACTAAAATATAAATAACAATAAAATTATGGAAAAAGTTTATTTTTACGCCGCACCTCGAATAGTAGGAAATGCTGAAGATTGGGGTTATTCTTGGACTTTTGGCGAATATCACACGACAAAAGCAGCCGCTAAAAAAGAGGGATTAAGAGAATTAGAGCATGATGATTTTATTATAGCTGAATTTACCGATAAATGTGATGCTGTAATTGTTGATCGAAAAAGACACGATGCAACATCAAAAGATTTTGGTAGATATGTAGAATCTATAAACCAAGAACTCGGATTAAGTTAAAATCCTCATGTAATAACAACTAAAAGCATATGACAAATAAAACACACAACTATTTAATATCTTATCATTTTTCTTTAAGTGATGGAAAAAGAAGCGGATTTGGTGAGTGTGAGTTTCATCTTAAATATCCGATTAGGAGCTTTAAAGATATTGAGTATGTCAAGAAAATGATTATAGCGGGAAATGAAGAATTAAAGGATTGTAGTATAATAATTTTAAATTTTCGCAAATATGACAAATAAAACATTAGAAGAAAGAATAGCGGAGCATAAGGAAGAAATAAGGCTATGGCAAGAATCTTATGATAGTCACCCAGACGGCGCTAATACTACGGCTTTGCACGATTTAAAGAATGGCCTAGAAATTATCGAGGAATTGCTGGCAGAAAATAAAACATGGCGAGAAATGGTAGAGTCAACAAATCAGACTAACCAAGCTATGAGTAAAATGCTTGATGAAATGCAGGCGGCGATAGAAGAGAAAGACAATCTGTTAAAAATTATAAAAAATAATTATAAGCTAAAAAGAAAACCTAACCAAAACTAACTATGCAAAATATAAAGGAAATACAGCAATACAATGGAAAAGTTATATTAGAAGCTATTTATGGCGAAGATTCTAAAAGATATTTAGAGGAGCTGGCAACGAAAAAGCTGTTAGATGAAAGCGATGGCCCTACTGGCTATGGACATTGGGTAAGAATAAGAGAGGAAGCTCTGTATGTATGCTACCCAGATATAAATGATGATTGGGTCGAAAACGATTATTTGATGAGTGTTGACAAATTTATTTCTCAATTACTCACTTTGCCACGAGTGCTTTTAGCACTTCAAAAAAAATTTTGTTTAAAATTAAAGTCTGAAGAAGGCTATGTTGGAATTGCATTAGAGCCTTTTGATGTAGAAAATGATAAATATATAATTTGGGACTTAACAAAAGAAACTTTGGAAGAGCAAACCGAAGAAACCCAGCTCGCAATCGCTAAATTGCTTGGATATAACGAGGGAATTTAATTATTAATTTTTTGGAGAGAAAGAATGGCTAGAGAAATAAAGTTTAAGATTTGGGATAGTAGAGAAAATAGAATGTCTCCACCCATCAATTTGCAAAGCATATTATCTCTTAATGAAGATGCAATTGCTGACGCAATGGGGGGATATATTTTTCAAAAAGATAGAGTATTGCTAGAGTTCGCGGGCCTAGAAGATAAAAATGGCGACGAAATATATGAGGGCGATCTATTGAAGATAACTACTGAATATCTAAAATATTGCGGAGATAAGACGACCAGCGATCAATATAGAGAGAGAAATTTTGCCTTATATGAAGTTTTTTATCACGATAACGATGCTTGCGATCAGCACATTGGATTTCAAATGAATAGGAGGCATTCTTTTGGAGCAGATGGTGAATTGCAGATTGCCGCTAATTTTAAGCCAGAAATTACTAAAAATTGTGTAATTGTCGGCAATATCTACAAAAACCCAAAATTATTAACACAAAACAAAAATTAAAATCATCATGCGCGATAGCAAGCAGTTTTTTGCTCCGTTATCAGAATAATAATATTATAGGTAAGGATATGACAGAAAAGATTATAAATAAGAAAAAATAGACAAAATGCCATCAATAATATCGATGAAGTTCTAAGAGATTTGGGAGAAAGACATAAAGATTTGTTTAAAATTTGCTCTTGGAAATATGATTTTAGATATTCGGAAGATAAAGGTAGCCCTTCGCCAGATGATACAATTAGGATTCATAAGCGCCAATATGAAGAATATCTATTTTTAAAAAAATTGATTTCAGAATTGGCGAATAAATACAATTTTTTATAATTCTCATCATGCAAAATAAAAATAAAATAAAACTAGAAGAAGTCGCAACTAAAGGAGAGCCCATTAAATTTTATTCGATACCAAAACCAGTCGGATATTGGGTTTTGCACGACAATTACACTCATTTTGAAGTTTACAAAAAGCCTAAATGGCTTTGGCGAAAAATGACTAAAATTCTGTTGGGTTGGAATTATAAGGATAAGGAGGCGATGTGAAAATATTAATCTACAGCGACCTACATTTAGAATTCGGCAGCGATTTCAAGCCGCCCAAAGATTGTGATGCTGATTTAATGATTTTGGCAGGCGACATTATCACTTTTAAAGATTTTAGGCCGCTGGCGCAGTTTTTAGAGGGCTGGGATAAACACGTTATTTTTGTAGCGGGAAATCATGAATATTATGGTGGCGCAATTTACGATTTAGAGCAATCTTTCGTAAAATTCTTGAATGAAAATGCTGTAAATGTAAAATGGCTTACAAATAGTGGCTACAATAGTCCTCACAATCATATTTCTTATAGAGATGTTGAATTTTTTGGCGGCACTATGTGGACAAATTTTGCTCATTCACCTCTGGCAATGATGACTGCTAAGCAGCAAATGAATGATTTTAAACTCATTTACAAAAGCAGAAATCGCAAATTAACGCCCGAAGATACCACTGAATTTCACAATGATTTTAAAGAAAATCTAATTGCTTGGCTTGAAAAAAATAAAGGAAAAAAACGAGTTGTTATTTCGCATCATGCACCATGCTTGAATCCTAATAGCAAGTTTAAAGGAAGTGCCTTGCAGCCCGCATTTAACTCGCTTGATATCGTTGATGTAATCGAAAAATATCAACCCGATTTATGGATTTACGGCCACACTCACGAATGCGATGACCAAATGATTGGTAAAACAAGAATCGTTTCAAATCAACGAGGCTATCCGCATGAGATATGTGAGGAATTTGACGAGAATAAAATAATATCATTAGTATAATACCAATAATATCATCAATAAGCATATCGTAATACGCTTATTTACATTTTATTCGCCCCTAATTTTAGCTTTTTCAGCTTCAAATTTTTTTAAAGCTTCGTCCATAGTTTTTTCATATTCAACCCTTGCGACAGCTTCTTTTTCTAATTTTTCTTTAGCAATCTTCTCTCTCAAGTTAATTTCGCCAAAAGCAATTTCTTTTACCACATCAGCTTTAAAGCTATCTAATTTTTCAATTTTAGCTTCTTTATTTTCTTCTAAAAATTTTGCTACTTTAGCTTCAACAAATTGATGCGCTTTTAAAGCGATATTTTTTCTATCGTCTTTTGAGTCAAAAATTTTAGCTTCAACTGCTTGATTAGCAATATCTTGCGCTAGAGATTCAAATTCACCGCCGGTAATTAATTTAGTCATGTTGTTAAATTATTGTTAAAAATTGATTTCTATTTTGATTATGTTTTATCGACAAATGCACCCAGCTTTTCTCTAAAATGCACTGGTCGACAACAATATTGTTCTTTTTTAAAAACTCCACAATTTTTTTTGGTTTGCCAAATTTAGGACAAATAAAATCAATAGCTTGACCCTGCATGTGTTGACTATTTTTACTGCCCTTAACGGCATCGTTTAATTTTTTGCAACGATAAGCGGAATCTATCAATAAAGGATAGCCGAGCAAATCCCTAATTTCTTGCGCTTTATCTGCGGTTAGCATTAAGCAGGTAAGAATTGCTAAAGAATCAGTTTCATTATCGATTTTGAGCTTCTTTGCCGTTTCTGATACAAAAAAATCATCAGGCGCAAAATTTTTTCGTCGCAATGATTCTTTTGTTAATGTGCAAACATTTATTTTTGACATTTTACTTTATGCAATACTCCCATTCTTGATTGTGTGCATCAATTTGGCGTATGGTTTCGATGCTATTATTTAGCCTCTCCTGTTCCGATATTGTTATTGGAGGGCTGCAACGGCGACGTGCGCGTGTATTTTCGCATGCGCTCACGGACAACAGAATCAGAATCAAGCTTGCGAAAAAGTTCTTTTTTTTGAAACTCATTATCATCTTCATTTTGTTTTAAGATTTCTTTTGATTCTCCATTTTTTTCGCCGGCTTTAAAAACAATAAAAGCTGCGCCAAGAAAAGCAAATATGACAGAAAAAAACTTTGCTAAAAATTCAACTATATTCATGTTTTAAAAAAATGTAAAACAAATTGAGAAATTAATGATAAAATTGATTCAGCTTGAGAATAAAAAATTGCGCAAATTGTAAGCGTTAATGTGCCGCCAGCAAAAATAAACAGCCAAACCGCTCTATCAACTATTCTTCTCACGAGCTTTTTGTCGGAAGTTATCGCCTCAACAATTTCATCTTTGAAGGACTGTTTTTCGTTATCCATTTTTTAAATTAAATTCTTCAATCGCCTCTAAAGCGCGCAACAATTCTTGCCTAGTTCCAAGCATTCCCGAAATATCATCAAGTTTGTCATGGAAATTTTTTCTGTCGTCTAAAAACTGCTCAAACTTTTTTTCAATTTTTTCAAAACGTTCATGTCGCGAATCCATTTTTGCAACAAAATTATTTAGTGAATTAGTCAAATTGATTAATTCAATATTAATTGCATTTTTTGCGTTCATAATTTTAGCGTCAATTACTGATTCACTTAACATGGATGCACTATTACGTTCGAGCCTTTCTACGCGCTTATACACTCCTTGCCACGTGTAAACACATAGCGCAACGAAACCACCGAATATATAAGACGATAACACTTGAAAATCTAACATGCTTTTATAAAAAATTAAACATAATAACCAAAAATTTCAACGACCACAGTTGCCGCCGAACCCTGCAGCGTATTTGCTTTTACGCCAAAAACATCTCCGCCAGTTCCCACTATATAGCCGCCTTTAGCAATAAAAGGAAGGCCTCTATTGCTTGTGGTTAAATCAGCAAGAGGAGTGTTATCAAACACATCAGAAGCATTTGCATCGTAACCGCCACTAATTTCTGCCACAGTTAATGAGGTTAAAGCTCCTCTTATATTCATTCTTGTAATGCAAACATTTTTACCTGCCGCAACTGTAAAAATATTAGTTTTTGAAGACGTATTTACATCAACACCAGAAACCGAAGCTAAGCAATATTCAACTGGCAAACTATTAACAGTAAAAGCGCCCGCACTTTGAGTATCTACATCAAATCCGACATGAGTATCTGCACCAACCGCTCTAATCTTAACTGGGCTTCCTGCCGCAGAATTATAAATAACTGGAAAGTTGGCTGGGGTCGCAACGCTTGTAAATCCAAGAATTGTATTAGCTGATACATCGACAACGGCATCAATAACTGGTGTTGTTAGAATTTTATCTGTTAAGGTTTGCGCCCCGCTTGTTCTGACCACGCTGCTATCTATTGAAATCGTGCGAGCCAAAGAGCCGTCAAAAGTTGTGCCACTATTAAGCTGTAAGCCCGTTGAAACAGTCAGAGGGTTTGAGGTGTTTGCGGTGATTGTGTTGCTTTCGCCAAGGTTAAATACTGTGCCGTTTACCGCTATATAATCATAAACAAGCGCAGAATTTGGTATATTTGTTAAAGTATTATCATCGCCATCAATACCTTTATTAATTATTGTTTGCGACGCAGAAGCTAGAACCACAAGATCGCCTCCCGAAGTAAATGACCCCGCTCCCTTGCCCGCAATGTCAACATCAATAACGCTGTCAGCGCCAGCGGCTATAAATTGAACAGAATTACCAGTTGCGCCATTTAAAATTTGAATATAATTAACCGCACTTGCTGCCTTAACAAATTCAAGCATTAAATTACCGTTTTCGTCATATAATCCGTTTACGATTTTTGGCGAAACAAGAGATTTACTTGATAGACTTTGCGCTGTGCTAATTGTTGCAACTTCAACGCCGTTTGCTTGCACTTTTCCTGTGCCTTTTGAAACAAAATTTGAATTAATATTCGTATCTGAACCCACAACCGAAAGGGTTGCGGCATTTCCAGCCGTTCCCGCCCTCATCTGAAAATAATTGACGCCAATTGCAACGGAATCAAAAGCCAAAACTGGCGAAATTAAGTTATCAGTAATGAGATCGATAGCGGGTTCTTGTAAGAATTTATTGCTCAATAATTGAGACGCAGACAATGTCACAACAACAGATGTGTCTATGCTGATTGTTCTTGCGGCAGAACCGTTAAAGGTCGTGCCGCTGTTATATTGCAAGCCTGTGCCTACAGTAAGTGCGTTTGTTGTAGTGCCTGTGCTAATCGAAATGCTGCCGCCTAGACTTACCGAAGTGCCGTTGATTGTAATTGCGCTGTTGACTAAAGAAGCGTTCGCAATATTAGTTAAATTATTTTCATCGCCATCAATTGATTTATTTTGTAAATAATCAAAGCCTTCTTTTGTAATTAATTGCTCTTCTACATCACCCGCGCTTTTGATATACGCGTTATCGTCAGATTTGAAATAAATTGAATTTTTCCCTGCTGCTGGGGCGGTAACGGTTGTCGCTTGAGCTAATACTAAAGCGCCTTGGGTGGTTGCAATTTGCTCTGCATTGTAATCTTGCGCTTCGGCAAGAACTGCACCTATGCGGCCAAAAACAGAAGTGACTACGCCAGAATTATCGGTATTAATCCACGCCGAAGTGCCTGTATCCCAAACCCATATTGTATCAGTGCTTCCAACAATCGCATAATCGCCAGCGATTGCCGTAGGATATGCGGCCTCAAGAGCGGCTTGATTCGCAAAATACCCTTTGAAATACGAATTAGAAGAGCTAGTAGAGCTAGAGAATAAACCTTTTTTAAATAACATATTTAGGCAAAAATAATTTCTTCCGGCTCCATGAAACCAGACAAAAGAATTTGTCTAGTTCCGACCGCATTCGGCACAATTTTAATATAATTAGGCACTTCATCAAAACGAAGAGTTCCAGTTATATTTTCGCTTGACTCATCTGATTGCAACACCTCATCATCTTCGCTTTCGGGAACAAAAAGTGATGACAAAACATCAACCGTTCCACTTCCGACAATTTGAATTTGTGGTGGCGCATTTGTTACAATCGTTGGAGAAATTTTATAAACTTTTCCCTCTTCGAGTATGAATTGATAGGATGGATTTGTGACTTCTGACATAAATTAAAATTCCGATTTATAATTATTTAATTGTTCAAGGCTTAAGCAATCTTTAATTTCTTTAATTTCTTTTCTTGCTAAAATTCTTTTTGCTTTAATCTCGCTTGGATAAGAATTTGGTTCGTCTTGTTCTCGTGCTAAATACCAATCTGTTGATTTTAAAAAATCTTTTCTAGAAAGTATTAAATCACTTTTTTTTTCTTCAATTTCAACTTCAACAGGAAAAATCCATTCGCCTTTTTCAAAAATTTGTTTTGCATTTGTTGGGGCTTTTTCTGTTATTCCGCAATTTTTAGGAATTGCGTCATTTTCCTCGGAAAATCCACCTAAAAATTTTCCATTTTTTTTATTATATGCGTAAATTGTTTTCATAATAATTTTTTAGAATTTTGCGTTAGCTCTGACTATTAATTGCCATTTTGCGGGTGTTATAGACCTAATGTCGCCAGTGGTTTTATCTAAAACCATAATTTTTAGATTTCCAAATCTGACATAAATATTTGAGATATCGGCATTCGGGATAATTAAAGCAACTCCGTATCCGGGGCCGTTGTCGTTTGTATCATTCTCTCTTGGTGTTGTTTCGTCTCCAACATCATAATTTGCCTCCACAGAAATACATTTTAAAAAAGCCTCGTATGATTTGGGCTGAACGCCAAGTCCGTGAGCTAAGGTTAATTGTCCGCCGATAGTAATAGTTTGCGGTGATGATTCAAAACGCTGAGCGGTCAAAGTTGAATTTAAAGGGACATCGCCAGCGCCCGTTCCAGTGTCAACATACGCCGCACTTCCCAAATCATCAATTAACGGATAAAGATTATTAAGAGCAGTAATGAGATTATCATTATCAGTGCTAGGGGTAACTCCGCCTGCAGAAATAACATTTTGTATTTCAGCACTTAAATCAAAAACACCTTCACTGATTTGACGATAATAGCCGTTATTTACCGCGCTATTATATGGGGTGAGTGGATTGTTTCCTTGTTCAATTTGTTCTGTTGTTGGGGTGGTTACATTTGTTGAAGCCCCAGCGATTACTTCGGTATAAGGTAGCATATTTAAACCATTAATGAATTTGGATCGTCCATAAGACTAAAATCGGTTATAAAAAAATCTTTGTCTGGCGGCATAACAAATACTTCAAAATCTCCTAGTGCCACACCAGTTGGCAAACCGAACCAAGTTCGATCAAGAACTGTCAAAAGATTGAAAATATCTCTAAATTGCTCCAAAGGAACGCCGATGTAAATATTTACAATTTTTACCCCAGCTGTAACAGAAATTTTTGACCCAGCCGCAACATAAAGCAAGCAATTAATTATATCATTTATCGTAAATCTTGAGTTTCTTTTATAAATTATTCCGCGAATATATGCCTTGTAGGTCGGATCATCAACAAGCCCTAATCCGTCCATTAAAAAATTTGGATCGTCCATAAAACATTCGGGATCGTCCATAATTAAGGCTTGATCGGTGATAACATAGGGGCGTGGAATATTTAAATAAGCTCCGAGCTGATCAAGCCATGCTCCTTTTGCTAAATCAAGATCAAAAAAATTAAACAAATCTTCGTTTGAAACTGATATTGCATTTTCACGAAGAGCGGGCAAAAAAGAACCGAGTTTTTCGGTTGCTTTATATTGGAATAATATATTAGGCTCGATGAATTTAGACATTATACAATTTCAACAATTACTTGATTTACATTTGCCATAAAAGCATATTCACGCAATCCAATTACCAAATTTGTTTCAACCCACGTAGTGCCATCATAAGATAAACTTACCTCGTCAATATCAAATCCGCCTACGCCAAAAATTCCAAAAATAGGAGTGCGCGAAACATCAACGCCAATTCTCAAAGAATTAACATATTGCAAAGTTGATTGTTGCATTGCGGGAATATTTCCAGTGATGGGTGCGCCCTCACGACTAGAAATTCTCACTCGCACATAGGTAGCAACCAGAGTAGGGCGATTAAAATTTACAGGTTGAGGATAGCCTTGAGTATCGTAAACGGTATTTGAAACGCCACCAGATGTAGGGGTGCCGCTAGCCTTTACATTAAAAATAATTTCCGCGATATCTGCATTTGATCCCCCAACAACATTAGCCTCGATACCATAAGCAGGCACACCATTAACCACGCCAGAAGTTGCATTTTGATAAACAGCAACTCGCGTTGTGTCCTCCAAGCGATTCAATTTGTCATAGATAGAATCGACATCATTTGTTGCGAGTTCAGTGTCAGAATCATTAAGACGAGCAATCAAATTATTATCACTTTCTTTGTCAGTTCCATCTTGAATTGCAATTATTTCAATATCCGTCAAAGATGCTAAATATGCTTGAGAGCTTAAAGTGTCGGTTGCAACCAAACCAGTCGCGCCTTGCTCAACAGCAATTAATTCTGCCGATTGCGAGAGATTGGCGATTGCAATATCCGACGCATTTGTGAAAGAAAAATTGCCCGTAGTGCTGACAAATATTGAGCCAGCGGGTATCGTGTAAGGCTGCGCCGAGCTTGTAAAAGTGCAGGTAATAACCGCGCGAGATCCATCTTTTCGCGGCTGACCCTTTGAAATAGCGATTGCAGACAATAAAGCGCCTGTTGCATTTCGATAATTTAATTGCTGATAAATTGCTAATCCGACCTTGTCTTCATTGTCTTGAAGGGTGGTGACGTAATCAATTATTTGACCTTGCGGCGTTTGTGGCGCAACAACCAAAGTATCGCCAAAAGCAGTTTTAAAAACAGCTTCTAAGGCCGTTCTTTTTTCTGCGTAAGTTGTGGTTACATATCCGTATTGATTAAGCGTTCCCATTGTTTAATAAATCTTGAAATTGAATATCTCCAGCATCGGTTGTAATTGTAAAATCATAGCCGATTTTCCCTTCGACCGGATTTGGCGCAATGCTAAAATTACTTATTCCAGTCACGCCTTCGACAGTTAAAATAATACTGACAAATTCATTTATTTTTGATTGCTGCGGCAAAAATTCATCAAAAATAATGCCGAAATAATTTACCCCCAAATCAAGATTTGTTGGAATTTCAGCTAGAAAAGTTTGCAAATAACAAGTGATGATTTGTGCAATGCTTTGGATTCGATTTGTATAAACTCTCCAATTGCCGTTTGCATCAACTTCCATGTCATTTGTAGCTGGGTCTAAAGCAAAAGTATTCATACTTCGGGCGTTCCAGTTGTTGAAGGGACGGCGACATTCAAATAAGGGTGAATATGAGCGCCAAAAGGTATTCCGCCGATTGTGGCTTCGCCGCTAATCGTTAAATCCCCAGTGATTTCAACGCCGGATTCTTTAATTTTTAGCTTCGTGTCACCATAAAATACCTCAACAGCGTCATCGCCATAATCAGCAATTGAACCTTTCGTCAAAAGAAAAGGCAAGAAAATAGAATCGTTCAAATCAAATTTTCTAAGCGATGCTTGCGGGCTAAGATTTTGAGATTTTTTGAACTGCGAAATATCCCGATCGCAAACAATTAAAGTGCCTATGGCGCCTTCTCTTATTGGAATTTTTATGCCAAAGCCTTGCTGACATATCATTGAAATTGGCACATTTAGAATAGGTGAGAGGGTAAAATTTTCAGCTAAAACAAGTTCGCCAGTTTCAATTTGTTGAAGTTTACCATTTTTTGCGATTCTCTTTCCTTGAATCAAAACTTGAACATTTACCGTTAAATTTGCCGGATTAAACGAAATAACTCGCGCAGGAATATTGGTGCGAACCGAAGAAAGCGTAAAATTAGCAAATCTTTGCAAAAGTCCTGTGATGTTCATAAATTATCAAGTCTTAAATTTTCATTAATGCTTTGAAATTGCACCGCTCCCATCGCGCTTATATTAGTTTCCCAAGTGTTCTCATGTGAAGAGCCATCATGCCAAATTGACAAAGCCTGATAAACGCCTTGATAGCGGTTATTGTTCAAAGTCGCGCTGAAAGTATTTAAAACTTGACCGCGCACACGATTAATAAAATTTAAATTTCCAATATTAAAATTTGCAAATTTAGATGATAGTTCGAAACCATCGCCCGATCTAATTTGAGGGTCAAGAAAAACTCTAAGATCAACGCCTTTTTCTGTGACGACAGGAATATCAAGTAAGCCATTTGTAGGGCTATAATTTCGGACCACTTTTACTTGATTAAAATCTAATACCGCTTTTACAACTAAAAAATTGGGCGTAAAATAAAAATTGAATCCTCTTTTAAGTGATGACAAAGTGCTTAGTTTTGATAAAATTGTTATAATATTTCCGTCTAAAGTTCCCTCTACATTTCCTTGAACTTCTTTATCAATTTGCGCAGACAAGCCAGCGCTTTTAGCAATTCTTTCTAAAACAAAACGGATATTGGTTGATTCATTAAAATTTTCTTGAAACATTTTATTTTGAACAACATCTAAACCCATTACGCAATAAAGCGTCGTAATTACATCAGTTGATCCAGCCTCTTTTTTTGTTCTTGTTACGCTTGAAATTTTTCCTGAAAATAATTCACCAGTTTTTCCTTCCCATCCAGCTTCGAGCGTTACAAAAAGCCCTTTCGCCTCAATTTGTCTTGAAGTCTCATCGTTTAAATTATAAAGAGAAATTTCGGCCGTTCCTAAGCCAGCGCCCGCAGAATTTGGCTGCAAAGAAATAGAAAAATCTTGCCTCATATAAACGGCCAAAATTTCTTGATCTATGCGACCATTTAAACGCAAAATATTGTCTTGAATCCTTCCCCCGCGACTTTCAAAAGTTTTTTTTTCGATTCCAGCCTCATCAAAAGCTACGGTCGTTTTAATTACGCGGTTTTGCAATCGAATTTTGGGATCAAATATATCAGCCATTAAAATCCCTCACTAATTTTAATCTATTGCCAAAATCAGCTTTAATAGCGATTGGATCGGGATTTGTTGGCTCGGTATCAGTCAAAGTCAAAGTGCCATAATCCAAGCCAAGACCAAAAAAAGCGTCATAGCCCAAAGTGAGTGCAGCGCCCATCAAAATCACCTCATCATTTGCGTCATTTAAAAGATTAAAAAACCAATTAGAAAAATAATCATTGAATTGAAAAACGAAACGCAAATTTACTTGCCCGTATGGCACAACAACTTCTTGTTCAACACCTACATTTGTTTGGATTGTCTCAATTGTCATATTTAAAACCCTATTAAATTTGAAAGAGATTTTATTGGAGTAATAATTGGTTTTAGCACAATATCCAAAGCATTCACACCAGAAACTATCGAATTCGGATCGCGAAGATTATCAAAAAATAAAACTTCTTGCATTGTTATCGTGCCTTCAAAAGTTGTGATGCTTTCATCATCATTTTCATTGACAATGCTTGTGATCAAAAGATTTTTTATTAATCCAAGTGGCGTGTCTAATTCAAAAACTTCTGAATTTTCCATTGCATTTTTTAGCTGCAAATATGTTGCAGAAATTCTGCCATTTGCGATTTGGTTTCCAACAATTTGCAGCGATAAAGCTTGCACAATTGCGGCCGAATCTAGTTCGGTTAAAGCGGTGAAAGGATCAATAATATTACTTGTGCCGACCCTGATTGTTAATTCTGTGGGCTGTTGAATCCTATGATCCGTTAAATTTGCACCTTGCTCGACTGGATTCTTTGTTAAAGTAACAGAATTTTTGAACAAAAAAGACTGCATGATATCAAACTGCGTTGTCTGCGGCAGTGGATTATTTGGAAAAGTCACGACGAGGCGCTGCTTACTTTTTGCCAAAATGCTTTGAACTTGGCCTTGAATATTGCGTGCTAAAAGAATTTCATTAAAAAAAGTAGGCATTATTGAAGCACCCCCGATTTAAAATTTTCGCTGGCTTGCTTCATGCTTTTTGTGAAAACTTCATCAATAATATTTGGCACATGTTTAGCGAAATCTTTTTGCAAATCTGCGGCTTCTTTTATTTGAATATCGGTTTTGTTTTGGAAATTATTATTAATTATTACAGATTTTTCACCATTCCAATTTTTGGGTATTTGACGTTCAATTTCGCGATTTCGCGATTCTTCTGGCATCAATGATTTATTATCTTTTCGACTAGAATTTTCTCCATTTAAAACTTTTGAATTGGTTTGTATAAAATCTTCAAAAAAATTAGAAATTTTTTTTGTAATTGGATTCCAACCAAAAATTCGAGAATAAGCTGTGTCTTTTTCAGAATATTTTAAATTTTTTTCTTGCGCATCTTTTTCGTCACTTCCAAGAAATATTGCGTTTGAAAATTTGGCGCCATCAATTCCTTTTTCGCGGATTGCATCAGCTAATTTTGTGAGGGCTGGCTCTGTTGATAGGGCCAAACTACGCTTTGCAGAATCGACCGAATAAGTTGCGCGCGCTTCCGTTCTCGCATATTTTTCAGCTCTTTCTTTTCCCCTCTTATCGAGCAAAGGGGCTTCCTTAGCAGTTTCTAAAAGATTTTGGTATTCTTCGTCATTTAAACGCAAAACCCTCAAGGATTTCTCGCCCAATCCAATTGTATTGACAAAATAAAGTTGTTGCGCAGAGTTTAACTGATTGAATCTTTTTCTGATTGTGTCAAAATTTTCTAGCTGATCGTTGACAAGATTTTGCGGGCCAATTCCTAAAATTCCGAAAGCCTCCGCCAGTCCTTCGTCACCCATTTGCAACGCAGGAATCAATTTTGTCAAGCCACGAATAGTTGAATAAGCTTCATCTGCTCCGGCGCCAACTATCTCAAAAGCCCTTCCAAATTGCTCAAGTTGCTCTGTTGCAATTCCTAAATCGGCTGATAACCTTCCTAATTCCGCAGCATCTTTAATTATTGCGCGGTCGGCATTTAAGGCTTCTTTAGCAAGTTTGAAAGTCAAATATCCAGCGGCGAGCTTTTTTGCTTTACCTAGCAAATCATCTAATCCTGTCGAAACTTCTTTGATTCCTTTGTTGTCGGCTTTTGTCGAAATATTAACAAAAAAATCACCTAATTTTGCTGCCATTTTTTCTAAAATTTTTCGATTTACCTAAATTATTTTCGGCCGCGCTAAATTCACGAACTATCCGTTCAATTCCTCGGTAAAAATCAATTGCATTGTGCATTTTTTCAATGTCAAACAATGTCAATCCGCCGTTGATTAATTCTGCATAAGTTATTAATCCTTCCTTTACCGGAGCGATCAAAAAAGCATCAAATTGAAGAAAGCCAAGCTCATCTTCAATTTTTTTCGCTAAACGCTTGAGTTTAGGATCACTTTTCTTACTCTTTGGTCGCTCCATAGGGATAAAGGGTAGAGAAGCTCCAACCAATATAGCCATGCATAGGCTTGCAGATCGACCAGCTCGCCAATAGCTTCAGGGCTAGTAGCTTGACCGTTAATTTGAAGATGTTGGCAAACTGCGCGATAAAATTTTTCGGTTAAAATTTGCTCTTGCTCAATGCTGTCAAATTTTTCATTAACAACTTTATCTCCTAAAGATAAAATAGCTTGTTGTGCAAAAACGCTTGAAGGAAGCCACATTTTTACAATATTTTTGCCAACATTTGTTTGAAAATCTTTGTCAGCAAATCCTTGCGACTCATATTTGTCGCGCTTTGCAAAAACTCTTTCTCTATTTTTTTCGCGCTCTTCTAAAATAATTTCTTGCTCGGTTTTTATTTTTTCTTTTTTTTCTTCGGTCGTCATTATACCCCCGCAGTTACATTAAGATCGAGTATCGGTGGAACATGCACACAATTTGGCATCAAAACTGTAAATTCAACATCTGCATCAACATCAGAGCCTTGTTGAAAATTAGGAATTGTTTTAAACACACCGCCCGGCGTTGTGTAACTTTCTTTTGTCAAAGAATCGCGACAAGTAGCCGCTACGATAATTGATTGTCCAGCTTCTTCGGCGGCGATTAACGCTTGAAGTTTTGCGTAATCTGGTGAATTTCTTAAAATCTGAACGCGCAAAAGTTTATTACGACCTTTATAATTCTTGTTTAGCATCATGTCGCCATAAGCGCCGAGCTTTTCATTATAAAGGTTTTCGTCCAACGCTTCAATTTGAGCTGAAACGCCATTTTCGCCATAATTTCTTAAAGAAATTACGCCAAATTGCAAAGAAGCAATTGTTATGTCAAAATTCTTTAAATCAACAATTCCTAGAGTCATATTTTACCTATAATTTAAGAGTGTTAGTAATTACGAATTTAATCGCAGTGCCTTTCAATAAACCTACTGTTGTAATTCCTTGAATAATTCCAGCGGCTCTGTCGGCAGGCGAAATTAAAGCGGGATCAGGAATGCTGATTGAATAGCCGTTAATCAAAACTTCGCCTGTGTCTGGGTCAGTGCCACCAGCAATAATGCCAGAATTTAAAGCCGAAATATAAGCGCGTTCAATTGCAGCATAAAGCTTTGCAAAATCTTCTGTTGTGTAGCCTAATTTTGGCAAAGTAACCATCAAATCATAAATGTTGTAAGTCATGTTATAATCGATGTAATCAACTGAAATCACATCATTAATAAAATTGCCAGCAGGAACTTTGCCCGGATAAGCAATATTTCTTCCAACTTCACCATAAGCGCCATAAAAGTTGACGTTTTTAGAAATCAAATTTTCAAATTGCGCATCATCTAAAGATGTTGGATTTTGACCAGAAAATTGTTTGAATGCCAATCCGCCAAGAGGTTGCGAAGCGGTAAAATTTACAATTCCAAAATACGAAGGCAAAGAAGCTTGTTTGTAATCAATATTCGTCGCATCATAAATCAAAGAAGTTTTTGTAATTTTTTGATCAAAAAGAGTGCGCGCAATTGAATTGGTGTCAACAGATAGAGTCTCATCAGCTATATCTGCGTTTGTGCTTAGCGTCCACAACATATAAGCCAATTTTGTTGAAGCTTGAACCGCAGAAGACCATTCAAGAGCTTCGCTATCAGACCAGCCATTTGCTAAGCAAACGTGATAATAACTCGGATCATTCAAGAAAATTGTTATTAATGCCGCCAAAGTGCCAGTAGTGCCAGCTGTTGATGTTCCGCCATTTAAATAGCTTGCGCCAAGCAAGTTAGTTCCTGTAACGCCTGCAGTGATTGCAATTGTTGACGAAGAACCGTAGCTATCATTTGTGATGATGAAATTAGGCGCCGAATAGGTAACTGTTAAATTGCGGAAAATAGGATTTAAGCGAATTTTTGCTTGCATAATTGCAGCAACAGCAGCTAAAGAAGCTGCACCTGTAAAATCTATTTCATTAATCTCAATAACCGCGCTTCCATCTTTTGAAATTTTTATCGAACCGTCATCGGTGGCTGCAAAAGATGCTAAATTTGCAGAAGCGCTGCCAGAAGTGAAATATCCATGAGTTGAGCTTGTCAATCCAGTGCTGTTAAGCGAGCCAACATAAAGCAAATTTGGTTTAATTCCATTGAATCCGCCAGCAAAATATTTAAGCGCGAATTTATAAGCTTCGCTGTTGCTGCCTTGATCTTCAAGAACTTCTGAAGCAGAAGAATAGCTCCTAACATCATTTGAAGCACCTGCAACTTTTTGAATCACGCAAGCGCGAGAGAAGCTTCTGCGGGCTTGTGCAACGGCAGCTAATCCAGTTGAAACATCAATAATTTTTTTAATACTAATTGTCATTTTTTTAGTTTTTTAAATTGACGGTAAATTCTACAATATCCTTCGTATCCTCAACGGTTTCAGGCTCTTGAGTAAATTCAATATCTCCAACAATAAATTTATCATTGAAATTAAAAATCAAATCTACCTCGATTCTTTCAGCCCACGCACCTTCTTCAAGTGCAGTTAAGTCTTTTGGATTTTCATAGTTGACCATGATTAAAGGAAAAGGCAAGCCATAACATGCTTTTTGGCATCGGGTGCTTTGAGAGTAAGCGAGAAAAGCCTCCCAAGCATTTTTAGCTTGGCCTTTTTTCTTGCTTAAAAAATTCACGGTGAGAGTAAATTTTCTCATCGTAATAATTTCTTCTTTTAAAGTTTCTCGATTGTAAATTTGCACATCGGAAACGACTTTATTGCCTATTTTTTGAGGAGGTGAAAGTCTATAATATATTGCGGTTCGAATTTCGGGTCGCACATCGTTGTTTTGCTGATCTTCGAAAAATGCCAACGCAGGATCAATATTAAAACCATAAATTGTTTTTTCATCGCCATAAATTGTTTCAAAAAAATCAGAAATTCTTTTTGCAAGCTGTTCATTAGTTATCATTCAAGAAGTCCTCATTGTATTGCGTCATGATATACTTATAAAATCCATGTCCTTGCCATGGATTTTGATTTACAATTTTATAATTTTTGCCGTTGTAAGAAATATAATTACTCTTTGAGAAATCAATAATAACGGCCGTAAAAAGGGAAAGACTTTCTTTGTCAGAATAAATACCGAGGCCAAAATTTATTAAATCTTTGCTGGAAACATTTTGAACCACAGCATCAATATTGACAGGCGAGGCAGCAACTGGCGTAACAACGCCTTTATCGCGCGTTATAGAAACAACAGTTAAAGGCACGGAATCGTAGAAAAATTCATCCTCAAGAATTTCTGCGAGCATTTCTCTATTTGACATTTTTTTTGCCTCCAATTTTCTTTAAAACCCAAGTTATCGCGCGGCGCATTTCGCCAGTATCAATAAGCGGTTTTGCACTCTTTTTACCTTTAACAAAAAATGATTTTCCACCGCGAGACATCCAGCCGCCAAAAATTGTAATCGGAGCATTTGGCGCCCATTTTCCAGCAGAAAGATTTTGCTTCATTAATCCAGCGCCAATAAATCCAACGCGATTTAAAGCTTGCTTCATCGGTCTTTTTCCTTTTAAAGAATCACCGACTTCTTTTTGATAAGTTTTTTTAATTTTATCGCCGTAAACTTCCATCAGAGTCGATCCAAAAGGGCGAG